GTCTTTGATCCAGCCACTGCAACGGATAACAACACCTTTATTCCTGACGGCAGTGACGACGACACCATTGATTTGGGAACGGCGGCACAGGGTTGGCTTGTGGGTGGAATCATCCGCTTGGTGGCAACCACGGCTGCGGTGTGGCATTGCGAAGCATATCTGCATGGTGATGGCAGCCTAGCTACCCCATTTGAATAAATTAAAGGAGTAGTGATATGCAGTCTGATGTTCAGACCACTCGGGTAAGTGCCGATGGCTATATCACAGGTGCGTCAGGGAAAGCCCAACCGGCGCGTGTTAAGGCCGTGTATTACGTAGCTTCTGGTACTGCCGGAACGATTGCGTTAAAGAATGGCTCCGGCGGATCTACGCTGGTCACTATCGATACACCCGCGTCAGCGACGGCGACGGATCAGGTATGGTTTCCTGAGAACGGCATTCGTTTTTCGGATCGAGTGTATTGCGATGTCACCAATGTTTCTTTTGTCACCGTAGTATGGGCAGGCTAAGACATGGCAAAGTACAAGGTAGTCCAGAACGGCGAGCGTATTCCAAGCGGTGAGCCGGTCTATCAAGTAGTGACGACGGACGCAGGCAACCCTGTCGTCGTTGGCGAGTTGATGACCAAGAAAGAGGCGGAGGCAGCCATGAAAGCATTGGCCCCCGCCAAAGAGGCTCCAGCTAAGAAAGCGCCCGCCAAGAAGGCACCGCGAGCGAAAAAGTAATCCATGGCAGAACAGACCGCATCAGAGGTTGCCATGGAATTGAACGCGCATGAACGCGAATGTGCATTGCGCTATGAGGCCATCCTGCGGAGGTTGGATGATGGTTCAAATCGCTTTGATAAACTGGATCGCTGGGTGATGGGGCTGTATGCCACCATCATTGGCATGGCTGCCCTCAGTATTTTTGCCCCGTTCGGAGTATCGTGATGTACCAGTACCGGGCAACAGTAACGCGAGTAATTGATGGAGATACCGTCGATTGTGATATCGATTTAGGATTCTCCGTGGTTCTGACTAAGCAGCGTATTCGTCTGTACGGTATTGATACACCCGAAAGTCGCACCCGCGACAAGGAAGAGAAGAAGTACGGGTTACTAAGCAAGGCGTTTTTGCAGGACTCTATTGATAAGGCCGGAGACTCCCTCACGATCCAGACCCATAAAGATGGGCGCGGTAAGTTTGGTAGAATCCTTGGGCAACTTCTTGATAGTGATGGTAATTGCATTAACGATATTATGTGTGAGATGGGGTATGCGGCCCCGTATTTTGGGAAGTCCAAAGAGGATATACGCCAGATTCATCTGGCTAATCGAGAGAAGGTGGATAAGCTGAATCATGAATAAGCAATTAGAAAATCTCATTATCGATTGTTTGTTTGAGTTGAGTCGTCCATTGACCGGAGCGCCGGTCATAATATTGTGGGATGAGGTTAAACATGAGGTGATCCTGCAAACAACTGGAGATGTGGTGGCAGTTCATGTGATTAACGCCAATCAGTTTTTGGCGATGTCGCCCCATGCGATCCTGCAATTAGCACGTTCTTTTGCAGAAGACGCAGGTGTTGCGGCATAGTGTTTAAACAGTACAAGGAGGCTTAGAAAGCGTTTAAACATGGCGAAAGATAAAGCAGGTGTCGTCATGGGAGAGTTTAAACGCGGTAAACTAAAATCTGGTTCTGGGGGTAAGGTTAAGAATCGCAAGCAGGCGATAGCCATTGCGCTCAGTGAACAACGTAAACAAGGAGGCAGAATGCCTAGTTATTACGACAGCAAATCATCCAAGCCGAAGAAGACCAAGGTGAAGAAGTATCAGGGTGGCGGCCCGTTGGTGAGGCCACGAGTCAATGTTCTGGGTACAGGAGCCGCGGCAGCGCATCAACGCGCACAGGCTGGCGGGACCCATGCGTCTGAGCTTGCGCGGCAACAGGGTCCGATGAGTCAAAGAACACGAAGAGTGGGCGGTGGTCGTGGAGTTCGTAGCGGCGGTCCGGGTTTTGCCGGTGGTGGCTCTGTCAATCAGTTGATTGATAAAAAATATAAACATGGGGGAAGGATTCCGCATAATCCTTCCGACGTAAATCCGTAGGAGGAAACCATGGATTTTGATATTGTGGCGATTCTGATGTACGCGACCGCAGCGGTGACGGCATGTTCCGCCATTGCGGCTGTAACTCCCACGCCAAAAGACGATCAAGCCGTGGCCTGGGCATACAAGGTCATTGACATGATTGCCTTGAACTTTGGTAAGGCGAAAGATAAGGGAGAGACGGGGGCCTAAATGGCAACCAGCGGCACCTATACCTTCAACCTTGATCTTGGCGATATTGTTGAGGAGGCGTTTGAGCGGGCTGGATTAGAGGCTCGCTCTGGCTACGACTACCGCACGGCTCGTCGTAGTCTTGATTTAATGTTCCTTGAATGGCAGAACAGGGGGTTAAATCTTTGGACGATTCAGGAGGGAAGTCAAGCTATTACCGCTGGAACCTCACGCTATGCGTTAGATGGTGACGAACTCGATGTGGTCGAAGCCTTCATCCGTACTGATTTGGGTAGTACATCGAATCAATCGGATCAGATGATGACTCGCATTTCCATTAGTCAGTATGCGCATTTGACCAATAAGTTGGAGCAAAGCAAGCCTTTGCAGTACTGGATCGAGCGTGATCCGGGGGCGATTGCGGTCAATCTATGGCCAGTTCCCGATGATGCAATGACCTATACCCTTGTCTATTACTACTTGCAGCGTATTGAGGATAGCGGCTCGCCGGGAACAAATAACGTTGATATCCCGTCACGCTTTCTGCCGTGCATGGTGGCGGGGCTTGCTTATCAGGTCAGTCTTAAAACGCCAGAGGCAACCAATCGTTCACCGTTATTAAAGCAAATCTACGAGGAGCAGTGGCAGCTTGCTTCTGAAGCAGATCGAGAGAAAGCATCTTTGTTTATGGTGCCGGGAGGCTACGATTGACTAGCTATACCAGGGGTAAATATGCCTTCGGCTTTTGTGATCGAACGGGGTTTCGTTACAAGCTGAAGGATCTAGTACCACAGATTAAAGGAGGCTACCCCACAGGTTTTCGTGTGGGCAGGGATGTAGTGGATAAGGATCAGCCGCAGTTGCAGTTAGGTCGTCTGCATATGTCAGATCCACAGGCATTGCGTAATCCACGACCTGATACCGCACTGGATGAGAGTCGCAGGCTTTCTGCTTGGGACCCTATTGGCGGTGGTGTAACTGCCTTTGGAAGCCGCACAGTAGGCTTGGACATGCACGGTGAGGTTGGCTTTATCAAGGTGACGATCAGCTAATGGCGGACGGCCAAACAGTCCCAGCTGGTTATTACGTCAGCAACAGCAAAGACGAGGATTGTTTTTTTGTTGATGCCAAAGGTAATTACTATTTTAAGAAGGCGACTGGCGAGAAGTGGTCAACCACCGACAAGTGGAACTTCGATCACCTCTGCGATGTAACCACCGTCAATGCAGAGCAAGGCGTCAGTGCCGATGTAAACACCCACGATGGCCGTGGCCTGGAAGTGAGTGTGTCGGCCCACGTCGGCGTATCCGTGTCGAGCGTGATGAAGTGGAAGTACATGAACCCTGATGGCAATGCTGCCACCCTATGGGCTGGCCCAACGGCTGGTGTGGGTGCTGGTGCAAGTGCTGATGTCGGCGTTTGGTATGACAAAGACGGCAACATTCACATGAAGTTCGGAACCTCCGGTGTGATTCCGCACATGGATTTTGGCGCGTCCGTGGTGATTAACCCCAAGACGGTAGAGGATTTAGACAAGCCTACGGCAGAGGACAAGGCATTTTCTAAAGGCTTTACCGAAGGCATTACGCTGGGTATCGCACATAAGTCACCTCCGGTGATCACCAAGACGGTTGCCACCATCCACAAGTTTGCGGATGACGTGGGCAAGTTGCTATAGGAATAGAGCATGGCTTGGACTTACACCACATTGACGCAGGCCATTAAGGACTACACTGAGAATACGGAGACGACGTTCTCTAACAATATCACTGTGTTTATCCAACAGGCGGAAGTGACGATACTCCGCGCAGTCCAGCTGCCTGTCTTTCGTAAGAACGTAACGGGGACGATGACTGCCTCGAACGCCTACCTATCAACTCCGAGCGATTTCCTGCGCCCCTATTCGCTGGCAATTATTAACAGCAGCAGCCACGAGTATCTAATCAACAAGGACGTGAACTACGTTCGCGAGGTGTACCCCAATCCGGCAACGACGGGTGTACCTAAGTATTATGCTTTGTTCGATGACAATACGTTTATCATCGGCCCTACTCCGGGTTCCAACTACACTTCAGAATTGCATTACTTTTACAAGCCGGAGTCGATCACGGCGGCTAGTGCGGGTACTAGCTGGCTTGGTACGAATGCAGAGGATGCCCTTTTGTATGGCTCATTGCTTCAAGCCTACATCTTTATGAAGGGTGAGCCGGACGTAGTTCAATCTTATGCACAGCAATTTCAAACATCGGTTGAGGCATTGAAACTCGAAGGCGATGGTTATGATCGCACCGATGCGTACCGGGATGGTCAGTTAAGGATGAAAGTTAGTTGATGGCTAAAAGCATAGACCACGTGGCCCTCTTAGGGTTAGGCCATAGTCAGTTGGACTATCATCTGTCGATTACGCACAGCGAAGAATACGACGAAGTTTGGGCGATTAATTCGATGTGTGCTGTAGTCAATCCAGATCGTGTCTTTATGATGGACCCCGCTTCACGCTTCTTTGATAGCGATGATGCTGGCGGTCAAACCGAGGTGATGCGAAAGACGTTGCCCATGCTGACATGCCCTATCTATTCCTGTGAATTAGATGATCGAGTACCGGCGATAGCACTGTATCCCTTAGAAGAGATTGTCGAGGAATTGGGATGTGGTTATTTCAACAATACGATTTCTTACGCGATTGCGTTTGCGCTATGGAAGCGGGTTAAGCGTCTTAGCGTCTTTGGCGCTGATTTTACTTACACCACCAACATGCACTTCGGTGAACTAGGCCGGGCGTGTTGTGAATTCTGGCTGGCCCGTTGTCTTGCAGCAGGCATGGACATTGCGGTGGCACCCAGTTCACCGCTCTTAGACACCAACGTTGCCGAGAAGAAAAAGTTGTACGGGTATCATCGCCTAGAGAATCCTCCCGTCGTGTATGCGGAAGAAGGTAATCTGAAGGTGACAAAATTCTCCAATATTGAGCGGGAAGAAGAGGTGGTGGTATCGATTCATGGTCGTGAGGATGATGTGAAACCAGTGAAACAGGCGGGCGTGCAGCCCGTTGAGCCAACGAGTTACTGATGCTGCAAGTTGATTTAGAAACGTCGGTTGGTAATCTGGGTGTAGAGACTACCCATTATCGGGGGCATACCCCGGAAGAATGGGCCAAGATGGCGGCCAATAGAATTGTCAGCATTAGCAACGAAGCACCGGAACCGATTCGACAGCAAGCGCACGCCTTTAAGGGATATCTTGAGACGTTGCTTGCCGACTATATGCAGAAGGCTGTAGAGAGCCATATCTGCACCTTATGTAATCTTCTAGAAAAACAGGGCCACCGTGATATGGCCGAAATAATCAGGAGGCTGTAATGGCAATCACACAGGCAATGTGCACGAGCTTCAAGAAAGAACTGATGGAGGCCAAGCACAACTTTTTACTTTCAGGGGGAAACACTTTTAATCTAGCCCTGTACACCAGCTCGGCCACGATGAGTGCAGCGACTACGGCGTATAGCACTTCTCAGGAAGTCTCCGGCACGAACTATACGGCTAAGGGCGCTTCTTTAACACGGGTTAATCCGACGACTTCGGGAACCACGGCGTTCACGGACTTTGCCGATTTAACCTTCGGCACGGCAACGGTTACTGCGCGGGGCTGCATGATCTTTAACGATTCTGCTTCTGGTGATCCTTCTGTAGCAGTGTTTGATTTCGGTGGCGACAAGACCAGCACGGCGGGTAGTTTTACGATTACCTTTCCGACAGCCGACGCTAGTAACGCCGTAATTCGCATTGCCTAATACATGGCGAATATCACAGGCTGGGGACGTGGCACATGGGACCAAGGTACATGGGGCCAGCCTATTCCCGTCGAGCTTACGGGCGTTGCTGGTACATCGGCGCTTGGCTCGGTATCTGTCACAGCTGATGCTAATGTTGCTGAAACGGGGCTGGCGGGTACTGGCGCTGTCGGAACGCTTGTTGCGACCGGCATCGCGAATGTCAGTGTTACTGGTCTTGCAGGTACTGGAGCGGTTAGCTCAGTCTCGGTCGAGGCAGCGGCCAATACAGCAGTCACGGGCCTTGCGGGTACGGGCGCAGTTGGCACCCTCCTGGCGGCAGGCTATGCACTTACGGGCGTCAGCGGCACGGCATCTACGGTTGGTCTGGGCGACGAGACTGTTACTGGCGATGCGAACATTTATCCAACGGGTGTGGCAGGCACGTCGGCACTTGGCTCCGTTGGGATCGTTAGTGACAATGTTATTGCGGTCACTCTCGATGCAGCTACCAGTGGTCTGGGATCGCTTACGGCGACGGGTACGGCGGCAGTTGTACTTGAGGGGCTTGCTGGAACGGGAGAAATCACTCAGTTACTCGTCTGGGGTCTCGTCGACACGGATCAAGACCCAGAATGGAGCGAAATATCAGGGTCACAAACACCTTCTTGGTCAGCGGTCAGTGACACTCAAGACCCCAGTTGGAGTACGATATCCGATAGTCAATCACCATCCTGGTCAGGCGTTAGCGACACGCAAGACCCCGATTGGAAAGAGGTAGCTTAAATGGCGACATATGTAAATGACCTACGACTGAAAGAAATCGCAACCGGCGATGAATCAGGTACGTGGGGTACAAGCACCAACACGAATTTAGAGCTAATTGGTGAGGCGTTCAGCGTCGGTACCGAAGCGTTGTCCGATGCGTCCACCGGCACGATCACCGTACAAGACGGTACATCCGACGCTGCCCGCTCGATGAACATGAAATTATCTGGCAGCTTGTCTCAAGCCTGCACAGTCACCCTCGCACCGAATACATTGTCCAAAGTCTGGTGCATTGAGAATAACGCAGGCGATGTGGTCACGATTTCCCAAGGCACCGGGGCTAACGTTGTCATTCCTAACGGCGGTATCCGTATGGTCGTAGCCGACGGAGCCGGATCAGGCGCTGCGATCACGGACGTACTTGATGTCTTAGGCGGCACTGGCAATATTGCCCTCGGTTCAGGAGCTATGGGTGTGGCCCTCACCACCGGCACGGATAACGTGGCTATCGGTGAGAACGCGCTGGATGCCGTGACTTCTGGTACGGATAACACGGCGGTTGGGGACAATGCGCTAGGAGCAGATACCACAGGGCAACGCCATGTTGCTGTAGGTAGTGGGGCGCTTCTTCTCAATACAACGGCTTCAAACAACACCGCTGTTGGCTACAACGCCTTAACGACTACCACCACGGGTGGGGATAATACGGCTATTGGTGACTTCTCTCTGGATGCCAACACAACAGGCGGCAGTAATGTTGCGGTAGGGCAGAATTCTCTTGGTGCTAATACAACAGCGAGTCAGAATACTGCTGTAGGAGTTTCAGCGTTACTCCTTAACACCACAGGCACACGCAATGTTGCTGTGGGATATACGGCTTTAGACGCCAACACCACAGTTAGTGATAACACGGGAGTTGGTTATAACGCTCTCACTGCCAACACCACAGGCTCAAACAACACCGCTGTTGGTAGTCAGGCATTGGAAGCTAACACCACGGCCTTGAATAACACGGCGATTGGCTATAAGTCTTTGGAAGTCAATACCACGGGCGCAACCAACACTGGTTTAGGTTCTTATGCTCTGGCACTCAATACAACAGCCTCTTATAACTCTGCTGTTGGTTACAACGCTCTTGGGGCTAACACCACAGGCGCACAGAATACGGCGGTGGGTTACGGCGCTTTAGATGCCAATACCACAGCAGCAAATAACGTTGCTGTAGGGTTCGAGGCTTTAAGTGCAAACACCACAGGCGCAAGTAATGTTGCTGTAGGTTCTGCTGCCTTAGATGCCAACACCACAGGAACTTACAACGTAGGGGTTGGTTATGAGGCTCTTAGTGCTTCAACAACAACATCACAGAATACCGGTGTAGGTTATAGAGCCTTAAAAGCAAATACTGGAAGCTACAATTCAGCTTTTGGTATGAGTGCATTACAGACAAATACTACGGGTTCTAATAACACAGCAGTCGGTAGAGATGCCTTAGTGTCTAATACTACCGGAGCAAATAACACAGCAGTGGGATATCTGAGTCTCTATACCAACAGCACAGGCGCATCTAATACAGCGTTTGGGGCTGAAGCCCTAGAGAAAAATACTACTGATAGTAATACGGCCTTTGGCTATCAGGCTGCTGAAGAAACCACGACGGGTGACTTCAATGTGGCTGTTGGTGCTAGTGCCTTTGAAGATAACACCACGGGCGCTCAGAACACGGCTATTGGTGGCTATGCACTACGCAATAACACCACGGCCAATAACAACGTGGCGGTCGGTTATTTGGCGCTGGATGTGAACACCACAGGCGCTCAGAATGTAGCTGTAGGGGCTTATGCTTTAGATGCTGCTAGCACCGCCAGTAATAATATAGCTGTTGGTTATCGTGCTTTAAGTCAAAACACCACTGGCAATGAAAACGTATCCATAGGTACAGATTCCATGCTAGATAACACCACTGGAGCAGGAAACGTTGCGGTGGGTATGGAGTCTTTAGCTAACCTTACCACCGCAAGTTCTAACGTAGGTGTTGGTAAACAAGCTCTGAACACTACTACAACAGGCGCTAGTAACACTGCTGTAGGCTTCCAAGCACTGAGACTTAACGCCACCACACATTATAATGTCGCTGTGGGGACGGGTACTTTGTATAACAACGTAGCCTCAAACAATACCGCTGTTGGTTTTGAGGCGCTTAATGACAACACCACAGGCGCATCCAACGTCGCCGTCGGTGCTTATGCTTTAGATGCTAATACAACAGCGTCAAATAATGTGGCTTTTGGTAAAAGTGCTTTAGGAGCAAACACTACAGGCGCGACTAACACTGCTTTAGGTGGAGATACTTTAGCAGCAAATACCACAGGTGGCTCGCTTGTTGCTATTGGTTATAACGCGCTTGCTGCAAATACCACTGCTAGTTACAACATAGCAATTGGTGAAAATGCGATGGTGGCAAATACCACAGGCACAGACAACGTTGCTGTGGGTTATGGAGCTTTAGACGCTAACACGACAACCAGTTACAACACGGCTGTAGGTAAAAATGCTTTAGGAGCTACTGTTGCAGAAGGAAATACAGGGGTAGGTCGTGAAGCATTATCT